ATTACAATGCTGTTGTCAAGATTATTATCAGCTTCACCATAGGAAATAGGGGTATCCCCTATGTAAAGACCGCCCTTATGTTCAGTATCATTTCCCGCACATATAACTTTTGCTGTAACGGTGTCGCTATCTCCTGCTCCTGCATCATCCCATGTTTGACTTTCAGTGTTATAAACTTGCAGCTTGTCTTCATAGTATCGCAAATCATGTACGCCTTTAGATGTGCAAACAGAAGCGGGAACGTGTGATTTTATGATGTCAGCCAAATTATTTACTTGCTTTATTGTCGCAATTGCCCCCGGATTGACTTCAAGAGAAACGTTTTCAGCGTTACCGACAGTAATAACAAGCTGTACATATGTTCCCGAAACAGTAATACCATTGTAAGGGGGGATGTAACAGTTACCGGAAGTTTCAATTGCAACACCGTAAAGTATTTCCCCCTCGTCAGGATCATCTGCATACAACCCAAGAGTACGCATATAATACCCTGATGCAAGTTCAAAGTTGTTAAACGCCGCATCGATTTTCACTGTTATGTCACTCGCACGGACTTTTTCAGAGATAAGGCTTGTTTGTTTGATTTCTGAAAGTGCAATCAAGTTTTCAAGCTGTTCAACCGTATATTCTGCATTTGAAGCGGAAACACTTGTAAAATTCACATTCTTAACCCCGGAAAGTATTTTTGCTAATAACGCCTGACCTTTTCGTGTAATAACGAGTTTTGAAAACACAGCCATAATAAAACATTCCTTTCTGTTAACTAAAATTATCAATAATTGTTATAGATTCTGTATAAACGACACCACCACCATGATATGCTGTTTTACTTGCAATATAATTACTTGTACCTTCATCGGTGATTACATAAAATTCCGTCGCAAAAGCACCACCCGCAATAAGCGCAAACCCGCTTGCAGGGCAAAGTATTTTATTATTGGCGGTAACTATCATATTACATGGGATCATGGTTTCAATTAAGCGTTCAAGTTCCTCTACCTGTCCGAATAATTCAAGATTTACGTCCAAATCAATTTGGTAAAAATCAAATTTTTTTGTTGCAGTAAAATTATTTTCACCACACAAAGCAATTAACTTTTCAATAAATACGCGCCAAGTGTAAGGAAGAAAAGCAAACCACCTAACCCTAATCCTTGAACGTCTTGATTCTAACGTATCTTCCTTAGTCGGAAAGATTTTAAGAAGTTTTTCAAATCGAGATATACCGTATTCGTCGGCAGTTTCAATAAATTCATTATATAAAACTCTTTTGGCGGCATCCCATGTAATTTGGAATTCGGGGTTTTCAGCCGTTAATGCAGCGTTTATCTCTTTATATTCAGCTAAAAAGTGTGGAAGATATGAAACAAGATCGACAATTCTTTTTTTCATTCACTTGCACCCCCGAATACGGGAATTTGAAATTTATTCAAAGTCAAGTTATCTTCTGAACCGTTGATCTGTGTATCCGTGATATCAACAATACCCTTGATACTTAAAATTCGGGTTTCAATCTGACTTACACGAACAGTTATATAAGGTACATCAGCCCATTCTTTTCTTAATTCCAACAAATACGCAGAAATCGCTTCATTAATAGAATTTTGTAAATTGTTCCACCCATACCCCGAGTTAAATGTAAGTGAGGTTTTTACAGATATACTTATACTTTCAGCACTCTTTACAGTTACAACGTGACCTATTGGGGCAAGACCATAACCTTCTCCCGCATTTACTTCCGGATCAATGGTTTCCTGAACCTTTTGAATCAGTGTTTCAGAAGCGGGTTCAAAATCAGAGTTCAAAATAGTTAAAAGTACCGTTCCACCAGTAGTTAATTTCTTTTCTGTACCTGCTGTAAAAACAGCAGTAAGCCAAGCTGCGCTATCGCCGCTTAAAGTCTGAATAATATTCTCATACCATGTTTTTACGCTTTCTGACGGGATCATTTCAGCAGGACGAATATCGCTGTTCCAAACCCTTGTTACTTTAGTTTTTCCAACGCCCGGAATGGCGTTTGTTTTTTCTAAGTAATCGCGCACATTGCCGCCGAAAGCACCTTCCTTAAAAGAATCAAAGTAACGTTGCCTTAAATCTTCCGTGTCTTCTTCATCTTCACCGGGAATAAGCACTTCTGTAAGTTCAGCCGTTTCAAGTCGTGCAATATAGTCAATGGGAATCATTGATCCTAAGAACTGATTTCCGATGATACCTTTTTCTTCACATTGAACTAAATACTCACCGTCTGCAATTTTTTCAATTACCGTATAATTCAGTTCATCAATGTTAAATCGCTTCCCTGTCAAATCAATATCAGCCGGTGTAAACTTTCCTTTTAATATAGCATTTGTTGAGGGGTAAGGAGTAATTCCTCTTTCTTTACAGCGTAAAATCAGAAAATCTCTTGAAGCTGTATCTCCGTAAGCTTCCTGAATAATTCTTTCAAGTTCGATGTAAAGAAATTGAAATTCCAAAGCCGTTGGGGAATGTGTGTCAAAAATAACAGAACCTTCCCGCTTATCAAATTTATTTGATACACGGGATAACATTCTTTCAAGAATAATGGCGTAAGTATTATTTTCAAACATTCAAATATTCACCTCTTTTTCTGCCTGAACGTCACCAAAAACAGTATGCGCTGTAAATGAAACGTGTATAACGCCCTTTCGGGAAGTATCAAATTCAAAATCGGTAACGCTTTGAATTCTGTTATCCCAAAGCAGGGCTTCTGAAATACGGCGTTCCAATTCAGGGCAAGCGTATGAAACAGGCTGCCCGTACAAATCAAGCGTTTCAATTCCGTAGTTCCCGCTGTACATAATGTATTGAAAGCGTTCTGTCAAAAGAATTTTGTAAATTGCCTGTTTCATTGCTTCAATTCCGTTTGTATATCCACGGATCAAGTTTAATTGCATATTCATTTTGTAGGTGTTAGTTGGTTGTTCTTCAAATTCAAAATTTTGTTTAAGAAATCCTGCTGATGAAGGTATCATCCGATTCTATCCCATACAATATATTTTTGACCGCCTTGCTGCCGAACAAGAATTACTTCATCACTGACAACCAACTCATTATGAATGGTGATTTTCTTCTTTCCGGTAATTTCGTGAATATGCGGAACGTCTTTATTTTCTGTACTGCCTGTAATAGTGTCCCCACTTGAATCTGTTAAATTTATATCGTGATTATGGGGGATTGAATGGTTTTCGGATTTCCAATCAACGGTTACTTCCGTTGTAAATGTAGTAACATTACGAGAAAGAACAAGCTGCTTTTCTCCTAAAGTCATTTTTTGTTCCACAAGAATTTTTAAAGGTTTTTTACTTGTCACTTTTCCGAAACAAATTTCAACAGGCTTTGCAGCGTTGACTGCATCTAAAGCAGCCTGTTTTATTACTTTAACAAGACCTACTGCACTATCCAACAAATTCGCCCCCTCTAAGTGTTAAATCCATAAAATGTTCGTTCAATTTGAACGTGTGTGTTACTTTTTCAACCAACATGAAATTCTTCAAATTTACGTCACCCAATGAAAGATTTACTATAATCATGCTTCCAGCTCTTACTCGTGTATCACCAAAAGCCTTTTTTATTTTCAGACTGCGAGTTTTTTTATTATAAAGCTTTAAAAGGGCATCAACTTTTGCTTGCCCGTTTTCACCTTTTGAAAGCGTATCAAAATACTGCAATATCCCCCAATCGTTTATGTGTTTTCCGTCTTGTGCAATATAGACTTCACGCTTTCCAGTTTCGTCATTGTCGTAAGTCAATTTAATTTTGTTGTATGTATCGTTGTCAATACTTGAAGAATATTCAAAATTTTCTCCCGTTTCTTCATCTATCATTAAATACGCCCCCGGTTCACCTACATACATAGACGAAATGTTTTTCAGCGTAAGTTTCCCAAAATCGTCATACAACACGAACATTTCCTTTGTGTTCTGCAAGGTTAAATCAAGGGCGTTTTCAATCATATCAAAAAGTGACGTGTTTTCTTCCACCCGTGAAGCTATAACAAACTTTGTGTTTTCAATTGCTCCAGTATTCAGCGAAAAATCCGATGCGACCATTTGAATGAACTGTGAGGCTGTCTTATTTTCATAAACATAGGTGTCTTTGTTATTCAAATATCGCAACTGATCGTATGCTGTTACTGAAATAACATTATCTTTATCACGTTTTTTGGTGAACACAAACCCATAGAATACTTCTTCATCGTCCACCTTGAAACGAACTGCCGCCCCTTCCTCAAAAGAAGCGACATCGTCTTTAATTACATTAAATGTTAATTTTCCCGGTGTGCTTCTTCTTTCAGTGATCCAGTTAACACCTTCTTCAATGATTGGAATACATGGATTTTCCCCGGAAGAATCAGCAATTAAAAGCTCTATAATCAAAACTACACCGCCTTTACATTTTCAGCCGTTACCCAACCAAGCCATTCCCCGGAAGAGGTTGCTATATGGTACAAGTGCGAACCGTCAGTATTGATAAAATTTACTTTACCCTTATAATTTGACAGCGTTTTTCCTGCTCCACCGCCATAACTATCACGGAACAATTGTCCGTTTACGATCACCTCTGAACCGATTTCAATGGGTTTTGAATTTTGCGTTGTTGATTCAGCGCGTTTGGATTGTACCGTTGCCTTTGTTTCAGAATTATTGGTTTTAATGCTAACCGTTTTGGTTGCATATTCACGATACTGTTTCAACTGGATTTTGACTGTCAAATCAAAAGCATTTTTAGCTTGTTCAACGATCTTATAATCTTCCATTGAAACTTTAATGTTTGTGGAAAAAAGGACTTTTCCATTTGGCATACTTCGTGAAACAATAAATTGAAAGGGCTTTTTCTGTGTTTTCAGCGTTTCAAAGTAATCTAAAAAGTGAGAAGCGTCCTTAACTCCGTCTTTGTACGATGCAAACGGGTATTTTACTTGTGGTATTTCACATTCAAATTCAACATCTGTCAATTTTGGCGTTTTAAGAATGTTTATTTCACCATCATTTATGAGTGTAACAGTTGAATTTGCATTGTTGATTTTAATTTGTAGCTTTTGGGGTGCAATAGGTAACAGACATTTATCCAAATAAAAATCATATCCACCTTTTGACATTAAGTATGCACCCCTTCCGCTATAATATCAACCGCTTCATTCACGACATCAGTCAACCCGCTAACAACGCCATCTAAATCCATTCCAGATGATACATTGTTATTGTTGGTTTGCTCTATCCTGATTTCAGCAGTTGTAAATCTGTTGATTGCTTCTTGTTCTGCTATATCTCGCAAATATTTCAAATCTTCATTTGTAATATCTAAGGAATCCGCAATACTTCCTGTATTTCCTGAAATGTCTGAAACATCGTCACCAATGCCGTTCATGCTGTTTGGTGTAAAATTATTTACATAATCTGTGGGAGAAGGAATATCAGTTGTTCCAAACAAAGAAGCAGGGTCAAGATTTGCAATGCTGTTATCAATACCTTCACCAAAACTATACCCCGCGTCCCACGCCGAACCATATTCAAATCGTCCGAGTTTCATATCATCGGCGTTTATTTTTGTCATAATTTCATTGCCCTTACCAAAAGTGTCATCCACCCAACCGCCAAGAGAATTACGCCAACCTTGAACCGCACCGGCAAGGTTTGATCCGAAAATTGTATCAATAGCGGAAGCCAATGCTTGAAGAATTCCAAGTACTGTGTCAGCCAACCCGAAGAATAGACGGCATATCGCCCCGATGGGATCGGTAAATACATTACCTATAAAATTCGCTACAGTTGCCACAAGATTCCAAATTAAAACGAACACATCAACAACTAAATTCCATAAAGCAATAAAAATATTACCAATTAAAGCTAACGCGACCATGAACGCTCCACATATAATACCTGTTGCTGAAACGGTAGTTCCTGCAAAATGATTTACCGCCGCAACGGCAGCATATATAATCGCAATTAACGCAATTATAATCACGATAACCCATGTTAAAGGGCAAGCGTATATTGCGGCATTTAAGGATAACTGTGCTTCTGTCAAACCTACTGTTGCAGCCGTTTCTGCCGCTGTAGCTGCACCGTGTGCAACTGCTTGAATAGCCGCAAGTCGTTTTTGTATGGTGCTAATGGCTGTTACAGCATTAACAGCCAGTTGCCAACCGTAATAAACTGCAAGTGCGGCGGCTACACCATAAATAACAGGACTTATCCAAGACCAGTTATCAATAACAGCTTGTGCAAAATTAATTGCTTCTTGAAGTACCCAAGACAAAACCCCAAGTAAATATTCAAGTCCTATTGTGATTCCTTGAACAATGCCTTCGATTGTACTCCAATTTTCTGTAATAGTGTCTACAAACAAAAGTACATAAGGGTAAAGTTGTTCACCGATAACCTCTTTCATATCACCCCAAGCGTTGGTTAATTGAATGATTTTACCTTCCGGGGTATTACTCATATTTTCATATAAGCCCGCCCACGATTCTTCAATTATCTGTGAAATAGCTGCCGCCGCTTGCATATCCTGTGACATATTCACATATTCTTCACCGATTGCTGCAATAATTTGTTCTTGTGTTGCCGTACCCTCAATTATTGCCTTTTGTACGTCATTGACTTCAAAGCCTTTTTCTGTCATGGCATCATACGCGCCCGACATGATTTTTCCTAAATTGGTTGCGTACCCCACCATTCCCTTTGAATCAATTGCACCGCCGCCGCTCATACCCATTGCATAATCGGCAAGTGTGTCCATCATCATTTCGATTGCATTGGTGTCTGTAAAATACGTTGAAAACTCCGCTGCTGCCGCAATCATTGCTTCATCACCGTAAATACCACGACTTTGTATTTCAGCCGCTTTTTCTGTGATTTGGTCGAATGCAGCGTTTAATGCTCTTGATTCAGCGGAAACAGGGACAATCACGTCATCAACATTGTTTTGAATTGCGTTGATTTCATTAATTGCACCTCCTGTATCAGCCATTGTTTCAACTCTAAATTGTGAAACATAATCTTCATCAAGCATATTTGCAAGAACGCTGATAAGCTGCGTTTCAGCATTTAACTGTGTATTAAAAGCCTGTGTGCAATCTTCTACAAAGCCAAAGGCTTTTTTTATACCCGCAATGCCCACATATGCGGAAACGGCACCTTTAATTGTCTGCATAAGTTCATTGGCTTCATTTGTTCCACGCCCAATTTCACGGTTAAAACGTCCCTGTTCGTTAACGTTATCCCTGATATAGCGTTCTGTATTCCCAACTGTACGGGATAATTGTAAATAAGCGGCGTTTGCGCTTTCAACATCCATATTTTCAACCGCATTATTAAGAAACTCTTGTTGTTGAACCGCTTGATTTAAGTTTTCTCTTAGCTGCTCCAATTCGGAGTTTGCAATATCTGTACCCAAATTTAAGGGGTTATTTTCAATAGTTTGAATTTGTTCTTGAATAGCTTGTATTCGGTTCTGTAATAAGTTCATATCGGCAAGCATATTCGGTGAAAACAAATTTGTATGTGAAGCTGTAACCGCTATCTGCTTTTGTGTGTTGTTCAATGTGTTCAACATATTATTTGTGCTTTGAACTTCTTGTTCAAAGCGTTCAATGCCTGTACCAGTAAATATTTTTAATTTATCGGACTTCCATTGTATTGGGATTTCATATGGTTTGGGTTCAGGAATGGCGGGGATACTCATGGCAAGCGGCGTTGTATTTTGAATAGCCGCATCCAAATCTTGAATTGCGTTTGCCGCTTGATTTATTTGATTTTGCATTTCCTCAAAAGAAGCAGTATCAATTTGATTATTTATTGTGGATTGCATTTGTTCCATAGCTGAAACACTCGCATTCACAGCGTTGATGATATTCATCATCGGTGTTGTGAACGCATCATATAATTCAATTGACGATCGGATTGTTCCCATGAGTATCACCTACCTATTACTTTTTACTGTGTATTCGTTTCTTTTCTTCCTTATCATTCTTCATTTTCACCTTGATAGCCGCAACGACAAAAGCCTTTTCTCGTTCGTCCATACTAAGGAAAACAGAAGGAAGAATATGAAGTTTGAGAAGGGCATAGTAAGCAAAATTTGCTTCCCAATCCCCTTCTTCGATTAGTTTTTTGCTTCTTCCACCTTATCCTCGAAAGAAACGTCAAAGCCCTGAAACTTCTGAACATAAGCGGCAAGCTCGTTGTATTCGCCCGGATCATCAACCATAGCCATAAGCAGATCTTCCGGGGTTTTTACGTCATAGCTGTCTTGCAGTTCAGCATCAAATAAATCCGGTGTCACAATGGAA